CCGTCGAGACCCATGTCTTCGTCGAGTACAAACTGAATGGAGCGTAGGCCGTTGTGTGCGCCATGTGATTGGCGGGTGTAGTTAATCGTGATCATGTGCATTACCTCGTTCGGTTGATTCAGTGGTTTTCAGGCGTTCTCGGATTTTGAGCTCAAGGCGGATGGCCTTGTCCTCAAGATGGTAGCCGGCCTCGATCTTTTTCTTGGCGTATTTACGCAAGGCTTTGAGATAGAGGTGCTCTAATTTTCGGTACAGGCGGTCAATAGACTGTTTATTTTTCGGCATAAATTCTTTCTCTGAATAGTTCTGCGATCCGCGATTCGTGGCTCGCGTCTGGTACAGCGCGGAAGTCGTGCGTGAAGTAGTCGAGTGCGCGGGGCATATTGACCCATTCGCCGTTTTCGTCTCGAAACTGGATGTCCATGCCGTCGATCCAATCTTGGAGCAGTGCGGCCTGTGGGTGGGGCAGGTCGATGTATACTTTGGGTATACACTTTCCATCCTGCCAGATGGAGTGTTTTGTCATCTGAATACCTCGTATAACAGGATGTGCCCGTACAATACCGCGAGGATGAGCGGGATGATCCAAAGAACGTCGGGATCAAATGGTGGGCGCATAATCCTGTTCCATTCCTGTTTGAAGTGCGTCATTTAATAACACAACAATTTGCCATTTATAATCGTATTCAAACTCTTCGACGAAAATAAGTTCAGGTTCTTTAGATTCGAGTTTGTATTTTCTGATTTGCGGACGCGTGGCGACATAAAACATTGTTTTTTGCCCGTGATCCGTGATGCGAAAGACTTTCATAATTTCCCGTAGTCTCCTGTGTTTAGTCGTAGACGTTGATTCTTCGCGGATCGCGTTTTGGATCATACGCATGTTTTTTATCGAAGCCGTTATCGACATAGGTTTCAAAAATCAAGCGCAACTGTCCGCTGATGGTGCGGCCTTCGCTTTGTGCCATGTCTTTGATTTCTTCATATATTTCCCGCGGTACAAGGACGCTTTTCCAACGTTTGGTATCCATAATTTCTCCTCGTGTATGTCTGCGATTGTATGGGAATGTATCGTAGTTTACAAGAGAAATTGCAAACAAGGGTGGAGTTAGGGGATGAGTTTTATGTTTGGGCGCATAAAGTGTACGCGGATCGCGTAGTTTTGCAGTGTTGGTGTAGACATAAAAAAGCCGCCCGAAGGCGGCTAAATATTGAGGGATAATCAAATGAAGTCCGAAGCAATAGCTTCCGAAGCAGTAGCTCGCGTAGTTTAAAAACTACACTGCTTCGCCCCAACTGGGTCCGACTTCGACGTCGCACTTGTTGGGTACTTCTAAAGGTACTGCATTTTCCATAATTTTTGCAAATTCTTGTGCCTGCTCGCGGTTATCTACACTCATTGCAATCTCATCGTGTACTTGGAGCATCGGCAGATGCCCTTCTTTGTACAGATTGACCATGGCTTGCTTGGTCATATCGGCGGCAGACGCTTGGATCAGCCGGTTAAGCGCTTTGTAGGTGAACGCACGCTTGAGTCGCGTGGTCTCGCCATACTCTTTGACGGCATCACGGTAAGGCAAGGCTTTGTTCATCCCAAAGCTGTCTGGCTCCCACAGATCAAACCGGCACTTGCGGCCGAGGATGGATCGAAGTGATCCGGAGGCGTCTTTTTCATCGAGCCGGTTCATCACGCCGTGCATCAGACCTTTCACAAAGGGTACGCGCTCGTGGTATTGGCCGATCAGTTTCTTGGCCTCGTCTACCGGTATGTCTAATTGTTCAGACAACTTATTGACGCCCATGCCATACATCATGCCGAGGTTTATTGTTTTGGCTTGCTTTCTTGGAATACTTGCCATTTCGGCAACCATTGAATGGAAGTCGGTATCGGGGTCTTCGTTATAACGCTGTACGAACTCTTTTGCGCCCTGCAAAGGAATACCACGGGCTTTGCCGTAGACGTTTGCGTAATGAACCAAGATCCGTGGTTCCTGTTGCGAGAAATCTATTGCAGCCCACTCTTTACCTTCTTCTGGCAGAAACAGACTGCGGATCATCGGTCCGATTTCTGGATCGCGAGCCGGTATCTGTTGCAGGTTGGGGTTGTTCATGCTGAATCGTCCGGACACCGTGCCGCCGTCATCAGACCGAATTTGATTGATGTGGCCGTGTATCCGCCCGTCACTGGCACAGTATTTCATGATGCTGTTGATAAACGTGCCGGAGGTTTTGTTGATGTTCCGCGCTTCGACGATCAATTTCGCGAACGGGTGTTGCTGTTCGGCAAGAAAGGTTTTGCGGAACGAGGGCGCGCCGCGATCCGTTTTTGGATACTGGATGCCAATAGCATCAAACGCTTTGGCCAAGCTTTGTGCCGCCCAGATTTCGACACCAAAGCCGGCTTGGCGCTTAATTTCTTTCTCCAGTTCTTTTTCTCGCTTTAAGAGCTGGTCTCTTGTTCGCTCGACGCGTTCTAAATCGACGCGGACGCCACGGTAGGTCATGTCTACCAGACAAGGCAGAAGGTCGAGCTCGAGATTTGCGATGTCCCAGAGTCCTTCTTTACCCAGTTCCACGCTCATGTAGTTCCAAAGCTCGAGTGCGAGCTGAGCGTCCACCTCAGCATATGGACCGACGTACATGGCCGGCATTTTCCACATCTCAGCTTTGGGATCGAGGCCGAAGGTGCGCGCCGCTTCTACCAAGTCTTTTTCTGATTTGGTTTTACCCAGTAGGTCAAAACAGAGCGCATTCAGGCTGTAGCTGTACCGGTTTTCATCCAGTAGGTTGCCGATCAGCATGGTGTCGATGATTCGGCCGTTTAAGGTAAAGCCTTCACGCTTGATCCATCCGGCGTCGTACTGCGCGTTGTGCATAATTTTGTCGCACGGCAGTTCAAATATTTTTTTGAGCCACTTGGATACGATCCGCTTGTCAAGGTTACCGCCCCCTTTGTGTCCCACTGGGATATAACCAGACCAATCGTCGGTTGCAATGGCATAGCCGACGACTTCGCCGTTGCCGGTCGCCCAACCCGGCCCCATTGATTTGAGGTCCGGGTCCCGTGTTTCGACGTCAATGGCAATGCGCTTGGCGCTGCTCAGGTCGGGCAGCTCGGCCGGCGGCACCCATTCGGTTTTCGGCGTAAACATCGCCATTTGTAAACTCATTTATTGATTCTCCCGATTAGCAGGTAAACAAAAGGACTGCTGAATATAATTGTCCACAGAATAAAATTAGCCCACGTCTCGTGCATCGTCTTTAAGCTCAAACTTAAAACTTAAGCTCGGCGCTTTTGGACTGGCATTTTCTTTCCGCTTCCACGCCGCTACCCAATATTCTTTGCCGTCAATCATGGCTTCGCCTTTGAAGTCTGGATGCTTATCTGTTTTCCGATCTTTGTTGCCCCAGATGGCGCCTCGATTGTTGTTGTCGTATTCAGTCATTGTCCATTACCTCGACTTCTGCTGTGGTTTGTATCCAAACATGGGCGCCACAATCTAGCGGCTTTTCTGGGTCGTACACAACCGCGGACGGGCCATAGATATGCACGACATTCCCTTTTTCGTTACCTTTTGTATGCTTGACCGTAAAAATTGGCTTTTGATCGTCCGGATTCTTTTTGTTATGCCGGATGTTGTGCTGATTGACGTGTATCCGTTTGATGACACCATGCTTAATTTTCATGAGCGATCTCTCCTCCTAATGCGGCGTAACCCGCGATGTCTACCCATGAGTCCTTGTGGTCTCGTGTGTTGCATAAACGGCTCATTTTGACCGCAATCATGCATAGCACAACTTCTTCTGGTTCGACGTCCACGTCTAAGATGGCTGACCAGAGGTCCGCGATCCGTTGATGGTTCACCGCGGGATCGCCATACATTTCATCTCGAGCGGCGTTGATGTAGTCGCCGGCCATGTCCAGTATTTCGTCTCTGTTCATTGTTCCCTCGTTTCGTTTATTGCGTTTATTTCACTTATTACGTTTAGTACCAACCAATTGCTCGGCCAAAACCGAACACGTTGATGCACACAAAGTACGATGTGAGCAACAACACCCACGCCGCGCCTCTTCGATAACTGGCGTACACCTGTGCCACGACACCGACTGTTGAGACCGGATACACGATTCTCATGTCAGGGTCGTTGGCATTGATTGCTAAGTACATGCTCGCCGCTACTGTGAACACAAAGCCGGTTAGCTCAAACCAAAAAGCTTTGCGGTCACTTCGGTAGCTGTTAATCCAGAACTCAGCGATCTTGTGCATTCTTCTCCTTTAGCTTTGCCTCAACCATCGGCACGATTGCACTCACTGCTTTTGCGCTGACATATATCGGCGCGTTCTGCTTGATGTCGCCAATGTCTTCATCCGTCAGATCAACCCACTCACGCCTAGCTCTAAAATGCCCCAAAACATCCCTCAATTCTTCTTCAAGCGCGTCCAGTGCATCACTCATGGTTTCTACATGTCCTGTGGCAAGGTCAAAGGTGCCCATGATTCTGCACAAGCGGTATAAATCGTTCATGCGTTCTCCTCAATCCGCAGGCATCGAGACATCCCTATCCTCCTTGTACGGTGTGCGCGGGTTTAGCTTCCGATCTATATCAATAAGCCAGCTCATAAAGGCACAGAAAACGAGATAAATTCCGATAATGATTACTAGCTTCACCTCTGGGCTCATGCATTCTTCTCCTTTACCTTGGCTTCAATAGCCTCGGCTAACTCCATCATGACCGGAACCACCGCTATCGCGTGCGTATCGACAATCTCACGCATCTCTTCGTATGTCAGATAATCCCATTTCCGCTTGCCGTTGTACTGAGGGCAGGTACAGCACTGATACTCATCATCATTGCAATCAATCATCAACCCGTCCCAATCTGGACAACGGTGTGCTGTATCCGGACAACGGTGCGCCGTGTAGTCGCTTGCAGGTATTCTTTCGTGATCGCCACTCATGCGTTCTTCTCCTTCAGCTTCTCCAATGCAGTCACGACACGATACACGCCCGCTTTCTTCTGCATGTCTTCCTCGGTTGGATCGAGCAGGTAGACCGCCTCTTCAAGTGCGTTTATCAGTTCATTGGTTTCATCTTCCGTGAGACACAAACCGCCATCGTAAATCAACTCAACCTTCATGCAATACTTATCATGGTCACCACTCATGTGCTCTTCTCCTTGACCCTAACTAATTTCATGTGGCGTGTTCTCGGTTGATATTCGCGCCAGAATCACTTTTCATACCTTATTTCACTCCCGTTCGGGTTTATTTCTTGATACTCAACAGTATTTCCTCGCATATCGTCCCGCTCGGTTCGGTTTATATAAAATCGAATATGCGTAGTCATACGCCGTAAACAACGTATTTTTTAAACCAACTCTTACAGTTCGTAGCTCCTCGAGACATCTTCTGGCTCGACAATAAATAAGTTTTCTTTGGCTCGGGTCACGCCCACATAAAACACGCGGTGCAGGTCATCAGGATTATTGCGGGCTGCCTTTTCTGCGGCCGGCGATAGATCCGTGAACAGTACAACGTTGTCCGCTTCGCCTCCTTTTGACCCGTGAATCGTGGACACCGTAATGCGAGGCTCGCCATTGAACTTTTCTCCACGCCGCAACAGCGCGATGATGTAAGCCCGATCCTGCTCAGGCAGCCTGTCCATTGCGACGTGCCAGATCATATCTTTGTCGGCATTGAGGCCGTGGTCCGCGATCAGTGTATCGAGATCCACCATGTCTTCGTCTTCGAGACCCGGTAACTTCTTGAATCCTCTGGTAATTCTGTCTTTGGCGCTCATAAACGAGTAGATGTGACGGGCTGTCTTGCCGGAAACACTGCGTCCTTTGCGGAGGTTCTCCCAACCATTCACCGCATCGGCGACTTTTTCAGAGATGGACCGGTGTCCGCGGTAGTTGAACAGGTAGCCGTTGGATTTCAAGTCGGATGCAACAGGGGTTAACTGGTAGCCTGCTTGAGAGAGGATAAGCCACGAACCGTGGGCCATGTCCAGTGAGTCGAGCGTATTGATCCGCTGTACGCTGCCTAAATCCTTGCGTGGGTTGTACTTTTTCGGAAACCGTCGAGCAATCCGCCGGCTGACGTTTTCTGCGACGTCATGGATTTGCCGTGGGATTCGGAACGAGTTTTCTAAAATCTCAGAGCCCCCGTCCAGATTGATGAAATGATCGACGTCTGCGCCGGCCCACCGGTAGATGGCTTGGTCGTCATCGCCCGCGCAGTACATTTTGTCGGACATGTCATCCAGAATGTGCGCGATGTCCCACTGAAGTGGGGACAAATCCTGTGCTTCGTCGAGGAACGTGAGCTTGAACCGATGTTTAAATGTTGGCGCTTGTTCGACAAATAATTCCAACATGTCGGTAAAATCAAATAAATTGTACATATCCTTGTACTTTCGTAAGGATTGATCCACATAGTTAACAGTATTCCAATCGGCGTCGATTTCGCTCTGATTGTACTGCTCGCGTAGATCCACTTTTCTCAATCGGGCTAAGTTAATTAAACTCAGTACCGGATCGCTTGCTTTGGTGATGTCCATAATGTCCTGCACCGCCGTTGCACGATTCCCCTGCAAGGGCACACCGATCGCGCCGCCCAGTTCTTTGTAATGCTCCGGCTGCATAATCTGCTCAGTTTTGATGTCGGTCATGGCAAGGGCCAAACTGTGGAGCGTCCGGAAATACACGAGATCCGTCTTTGGATCGAGGTCGAAGCGCGCGGCTGCCCGCTCTTTGGCTTCGGTCGCCGCCTTTTTGGTAAACGCAAGAAAGGCAATCTCCTGCGGTTGAATGCCTGACTCAAACGCTTTATCCACCATGTTTAACAGCGTGGTGGTTTTACCGGTTCCCGGCGGCCCGAATATCCTGAACATCCCCGTAGTCCTCCAAGTTGTTTTGTACGTCGAGTACGATTTGTCGTACACGCTCTCGAGACAGTCCCATGCGCGTAGCGATGGCGTTCAAGGTCATGTAGTAATGCACTCGCATTGTGTAGATTTCAAAATCACGTTCTTTGTTACTCATTTTCCTCAACCCACTGCTCCAGTTCTTTCAAACCGTCCAACTTTTCGATAAAGACCGGAGTCTGATCGCCCAAATAAGATCCTGCGACGTTGAATTGGAAGTACTCGACAGCTTCCCAAATCTCGCAGTTCAGATCGCGTTGAATTTGCTTGACACACTGGTCGATGTCGTAAGCCACAACTGTGGGTTCACCGCATCGGTGTGCGACTCCGATAATGGCTTCATCAAGCCCGTCTGCTTTTAGCATCAGAAAGGTGCCTCCTCTTGGTTGAATCTGGGTTTTAGGTCGATGTCTGCGGACTCAAAGGCCGGTATGGCCCACACACGAACGGCTCGTCCTTTAATTTTGAGCACCGTGCTTTGACCGTTAATGTCCCTGAGTCGCTGTGCGATCTTGTGTGATTTAAATTCAAAGAATTTATTTTTCTTGAGATGCGCCTCGAAATCGCGGAGCCTGAAATAGGTGACATTGGATTCGTCATCGGTCCACGGTCTGCGAAGCAGGATCTCTTCTTTGTCCTGCGCTTGCTGTAGGTGCCGGCAAAACTCTTCAAGATAGTCGTAAAACTGGCCCGAGGTCGAAGCGTCCTGTGCCACTTCCATCACAGCGCTTTCGTTGTCGCGCATTTCCTGCATCAGAGTGCTAATCCGCGCCTCCCAGTTCTGTTTGGAGACAGTCCGCGGCATGAAATTAAGTTGCTCCATGCACGCTTTTTGAAAAGTCGGCTGCGATAAGAGCGCTTCAGTGTCGAGCTCCAAAGGCTCCCCGTTAACGTCCATAAACCAAACAGGCGGTGTCGAGTTGTATTTGCGCAAGTTTGCAATGGCAGCCCCAGCCGCCGCCGTTGCAACGCCGAATTTACGCGTCTGGCAGAGATCTTTGTTGCAGTGTGCACAGATTGGAGCGTCGGAGCATTTGTATGCGTAGTCCTTCTTTTCAAGCTGTTTCGCAACGACGTTAACTTCATTGAGCGGTAACGGCGGATCCAAATACTGCGAATTGTACTCGAGTATCTTACTTTCCCACTCGTCGGGGTAAGCCTTCCGAAGGTAGACGCCCAAGTTGAATAAGCCATTGTTTCGGCCCCCTTCTGAAATCTTCTGTTGACACAAATGCTGTAAACACGGCGGTCCATCTTTAATAATGATGTCCGAGCCGTCGGTCGGGTTCTGAAGCGCTTGGATCTGCTCCAGAGTCTGCACATGCTCCTCGTAGAGCTGATAAAACTCTTCAAGGGTAGCCGAGGTGCCATCGTCTTTAATTGCGTAGCGTAGGCCGTCCTCTGCGTCGTAATACGGCAGGTTTAAAAAATTACCGACATCGCCTCGATCCAGATTCAGTTTGACCTGCTTTGGAAAAATCTCACTGTCGCCGTACCCCAATGACGTAGAAACCTGCTGTAGGGTTTCTTGCATGGTGCGCGCCGGAATCCAATCGTTTGAAAATAAAAAGCAATGCGCGCCGCCGGATTTTGAACGGCAGATCACAAGCGGTAGTTTCAGCGCTCTAATTTTAGAAACCAGATCCCCGTGATCAAGCGGGTACTGGTCAATATCAATACAGCCCCATTTGACGTCGTTATCTTCGTTAATTGGAATAATGCCAATGCCCTGCCCTTTTCCAGACAGATGCCCTTCCCACAGTTCCGTGGTCCGCGGTTCGCGAACAACGGCGGCCTTGCCGGTATTCTTGCCGCTTTGCGCTGTTTTTTGAATTTTGAATGTGCCATAGGCTTGTTTTAACCCGTCAAAGATGGCACTGAACTTTTCGACTGACATAGTTGTTCCTCAAAGAACAGGCGCATATACAAAATTCTGTATACGCGCCTGCAAGCACTTAGAATCCGGGATTGTTAGATACTTCCTCTTCTTCTCCGTGCTTCACAACAACGTCGCCAGACGAAATGCTTTCAGCGAATTGTTTTGCTTGCATGTAGAGTGCACCGTCGGTGACTGGCCCAACGCGGGACATTTCCCACCCGTGCCATGAACCTTTGGAGTTCTCTTCAGACAATGTTTTGAGATGGTAGATGTGACTAAAACGTGGTGGCGTGAACGGTCCGTTTGCACCTTGCAGAGTCAGAGATGCAACCATAGAGTTCCATTTTCGCGACTTTTTGAGCTGTGTAGATTTCATTGCAATCAACGCAGTCTCTGCTGAGCCGTCTTCGTTGAGTACAACAACGAAATGCTGATGCGTTTCTTCGATGTACTCGCCGTTTCCGCCCACGACATATTCGCGGTTGTCACCGGGATCGCGTTTTGTTTCAGGAATTTTATCCTGCGGCGTGTAGATGGCTTGTGGTGCACCACTACCCTGCCCACGCGGAGCCCACTGAATGAACCGACGCTGATACGCACACGGGATGACTTGGATGCCCTCCTTTCCTGCATACACGTTTCCAGACACGGTGTTATAGATGTCACCTTTACGGCCGGTAAAGCTTTCATCGTCCAACAAAGGGTCGAGTGCCGAAATGATTTTCAGAAACGGTAGGGCAAGATCGTCCTGCTCCATTTTCGTTCCAATGCCGGCATCGGCCTCAAACATTGTTGGATCAAATTCGGCGATTTCGCCGGTCTTCTTTTTTGCTACTGCTGTCATTACTTCGTCCTCTTGATTACTGCACGTTGTCCAACCCAAGCCCCGAAAAGCTCCATTGGGAAATCATCTCCGTTTTCTACACGTTCCTTAATAAAGGCACGCAGGGTCTGCGGATGGATTTCTGTTTTCTGTTCCGCGGCATAGCCTTGTTGAGCGGCAAATGCTTGGAACGCTGAGGCTTGGTCGTCCTCGCCACGTCCAAAGACACACAAGACTTGATTCTTGATGATGTCATCGTAGCCGTGATTTCTGAGCCACTCGAAAGCGGCCGGTTTATCGTCTACCCGTATTGACGCGCCATATGTCTGTTTGACAGTGACGTCTGATCCGTCGTCGAGGGTCATGGATGACAGGCCAAGTTCCGCCAACATCGTCGGCAGTTCCTCGTCGGTCATTTTTAAGAGCGCTTTTTTCTCGTCCTTGAGCTGACGCTCGAGGTCTTCAATGTGCGCTTCTTTTTCTCGGATTGCTCTTGCTAAGCCTGCCACCGTGGACAGTTCCTGTTGATCGAGCTTTTCAACAGATGATTCGGCAGTGTCCTGCTCCATCATTTTCAGAAGTTCATCGCTCATCGCGTTTCTCCGTGGTTAAAGGCACCGGTTGGGCCTTGACATTGCTATATATAATCCTACAATTGACAACAGTCAAGGGGAATTTGCATGAAGTTTGAAAATTATGAGTTCAAGACAAAGCCGTACCAGCATCAGTTGACGGCCTTAAAAGATTCGTGGTCCGCGGAATACTACGCGTTGTTCATGGAGATGGGGACCGGCAAGTCGAAGGTTGCCATTGATACGATGGGTATGCTGTATGAAAAGGGTCATATCGACGCGGCGCTCATCATTGCTCCGAAGGGCGTTTACGATAACTGGGTTCACAAAGAAATCCAAGCGCATTTACCAGACAGGATTAAGACAAACGTCGTGAGGTGGTCGCCTTCGAGCGCGAAAGCGTATCAGGAGGAGCTTGCTCAATTGGTATATTCTGATTTTGACGGGTTAAAGGTCTTGGTGGTGAACGTTGAGGCGTTTTCGACGCCAAGGGGTACGCGAGTCGCGTATGAATTCTGTGATAAAAATCCAAACAACTTGGTGATTGTTGACGAATCAACAACGATCAAAAACAGAAAGGCACAGCGGACCTCGAACATTGTAGAGCTGCTGAAGAAAAGCAAGTATCGACGCATCCTGACCGGCTCGCCAATCACCAAGTCACCGATGGATCTATTTAGTCAGTGCGCGTTTTTGAGCCCTAAAGCGCTCGGAATCGCATCTTATTTTGCATACCAGAATAGGTACGCAATCGTACAAAAGCGCACGATGGGTCACAAAAGTTTTAATGAAATCACGGGCTACCGCCGTTTAGATGAGCTGAACGAAAAGCTGAACAAGTTCAGTAACAGGGTTTTGAAGGCCGATTGCTTGGATCTACCGGAAAAGATGTATGTACGTCGCGATGTACAGCTGACCGACGAGCAGGCAAAGGCTTATATGCAGATGAAAAAGCTTGCGTTGGCGAAGTTGGAGTCGGGCGAGCTGTCTACCACTGCTTCAGTGCTCACACAGATCATGCGTTTGCAACAGATTTGTTGTGGTCATTTGCCGGACGATGACGGGAATTTGCACCCACTAAAAAGCAATCGCATGAACGAATTGATGAACGTGATCGAAGAAACGTCC